TGGTAAATTTTGAGATCCTTTAATTTTTTGTTTTAGTTTAATCTGTTGTTTTAATTGGTTCTTATCTATTTCATCAACTGTTAAAGGTGTATCTTTTGTTATTCTTTTAGTTGGTCTATATACTGGATATTCTCTATTACCTATATCTTTCCATTCTTCGTCAAACCATCTTTTGAGTGGTTTATTATTTTTAGAATCTTCATAAGTTCCGCCTAATGCTTTATAATATTGAACCAATAAACCTGAGTAGTAGGCATTCCATCTTTTATTATATGTATTTTCAATATATGCTTTAATAGTATCATATAATTCCTTATCTTTTGGGATCATATAATATTATATATAAATTTTTATCGGATTAACAAATAATTTATCGGTAAAATTAATTAATAAAAAATATTTAAGATTTTTCATAAGTAAAAATCTTTTTTTCTAATATATAATATATATTAATGTCTTATTTAAGCGATATTAAATTCGGGTTTAAAAATGAAAAAGATACTATCCATATTATTAGATTATATTTTCAAGATAATATTCAAAAAATGAAAAGGTATGATAAATATGATTTTATGGGTGAAAGTTGTTATTATGAATTAAAAAGCAGACGTAATAAATACATGGATTATCCTACTACTCTAATACCATCTGATAAAATAGATGATACTAAGAATATAATATTTATATTTAACTTTACCGACGGATTATATTATATTAAATATAATAAAGAAATCTTTGATACTTTTGAAAAGAAACCATTCAAAAGACGTCAACGAATTGATTATAATGATAAAGAAAAAGATTACTATTATATACCTATTGAAGCTTTGAATTATATTAGTATTTAAGGTTGTTCATTACTCATACTTTTAATTATTGCAAATTGTTTATCAATAATTTTCAATAGATTAGACATAACTTCAATATATTCTAAATGTTCACCATTAATATTTTTAGGATATTGAACAATTACATCTTTATACTCAGAATCTGAATATTCATTACAACTTCCTCCTATTTCACCAGTTCCAGTTAACTTTCTAAAGAAAGCCCCCACATCAGTAATAAATCGCGCGCCTTTTCGTGTAAATTCTGGTAGTTCTTTCATTAATTCTGATACATCTTGAAAAACGAAATTATCAATATCGTCACTATAAAGGTTATTAGTTTCTAATATATCCCTAATAAATATTTGACAATTTTGACTAAAACTATCATAAACAAAGAATTTATTAGGACCTATTCTATTAAGAGTTTTAGTTAACATATCATTAATATTTATTTTTTGATTTTCTAAATTAACATTCATAGTTTGTGTCTTATTTGTTGTTTGATAATTAAATGAAATATTAACGACTTCATTTTTTTCTATTATTATATTTCGTCCTGATACATTAACAATAAGTGCTAAATGAAATAATTCGTCAAAGTTATATTTTTTCTTAAGCTTATCAAATTTACCAAGTGATATAACATTTAATAATTGACTTATAGCGCTTTGAATAGGGGTTCTATATATCATTATAGAATCTATATTTAATGATCCGTATTTTGATAATATTTCTTTACCGCTATCCGAATAATCTAACCTAGGACTAACTATAGCGTTAAACTTTGATTTTAAAAAATCAAATAAACCTTCACCGTATAATGTATTATCTATTTTATCTAGATACTCTTTTTTCACATCACCATATATTAAAGTAATATCATCATTTATTTTTTTACTTCTATATGACTTCGGCTTAAAATAAGTTTTAGGATAATTTCTAAAACGATAACTATTTTCAGTTTCTCTATAAAAATGTTTATTACCCCTAATGAATTCTTTACTTATTCGTTTAGCCTCATTTAGATCTACATTTTTTTTAATAATCACTACATGTAAGTTATAATTACTCATATATATATTATACTATAAAAAAAATATAATATATATATATGAACGTATTAGATAGTATAGTTAAAACTCCAATGGGTGATGATACTATTAGAAAGTATTTTCCAGATGCTAAGATTATTTTATATTCTGATTTAGATAACTATAAAAGTTTAGATGATTTACTAAAAGATGATATTGACTACTGCTTTATCTTATATGAACAATCACCACATAACGGTCACTGGGTATTAATTGGAAAGTATCCATATAATAATAAGACATTTTATGAATATTTTGATAGTTACGGCGGAAAAATAGATGAGCCTTTAGGTTGGAATGATGAAGAAACAAATGAAGAATTAGAACAAGATAAACCTATATTAAGTAAGTTATTTAAACTAGCAAACGGTGAGAAAATATATAATAATATAGCTTATCAAGAATATAGCGATTATAATGATATTAATAGTTGCGGTCGTCATTGCTGTTTAAGAGTTATGTTTATTACTAATCAAGATGTGCCTAGTATATTATCATTTTATTATCAGTTTATGTCTGAATTATCAAAGAGAACTAATTTAAATTATGATCAAATAGTAAGTAACTTTATTAATAAAAAATAATAAAATCTAATTTAAATATATAAATGAGTTATAATGAGCCAGATCATACATATATAGATACCAGCGTTATTAATAATGACACAACCGGAACAAATCCCCGAAGTGTTTTAACTTTCAGTGAATCAAGAACTACGCCATATGTCCAAAATCCTAGCGATTATTATTTATCTATTATTAGGTTTTCTCTTCAATCTTCAAGTCTTCCAGTATTTATTCCTCAGGTAGTTGTAGGACAAGCAGACCCAAATAAAACTATTTATAGTATTACATTAAAATATAAAACTTTTGAATATCAACAATTTATTCAATATGAACCACAAGATAAAAGCGCACCAGTTGCAAATCCTCCTCTAGTTAGTCAAGATATGAGCACTAAGTATTATTATGTATACTCTTATCAACATTTCATTAAATTACTAAATCAAGCTTTTGACCTCGCATACGCAGGATTAAACGCACTAGTTATAGCAGGTGGTGATATTTTACCATCTTCTAATATTCCTTATATTGACTATGACCCCAATTCTAAACTAGCTAACTTAATAGCAGATAAGGCGGGATATGATGAAGCATTAGTAGATCCTATTAAAATATATTTTAATAGCCCCCTATTTCACTTATTCGCAACAATGCACGCCGAATATTACGGAATAAATGTAACTAACGGTAAAAACTTTCAATTATCAGTATATGATACTAAAGGTAATGAATTATTAATGGGAACATATACCGCCTTAATTATGTATCAAGAGTTAACAACTGTTGCGCTTTGGTGTCCTATTCAATCTATTGTGTTTACATGCGGATCAGTTCCTGTTGCTTCAACTCTTACAAGTCCCGCTAAAGTATTTAATTCTTCACAGTCTCTATCAAACGTTATTTCTAGTAATACTACTCAACCAGTAATGACTGATTTAGAAATAGGAATAGACGCCTTAAATCAATATACACCTAATATTCTTTACGTTCCACAAAGTGAATATAGACTTAGTGACCTTATCGGAAATATTCCACTTTATAATATTGATATATCCGTTTTCTGGAAGGATAGATTCGGAACTTTAAGACCATTTGAACTTAATTCGGGTTGTGGTTCAGATATTAAAATTATGTTAAGAAAAAAATCATTTAATCGTTAATTAATTAGTTAAGAAACATATAAAAAGTATAAAAATATAAATATATAATTTTTTCTAATATTATTATATATATATGTCTGCTCAATTTGAAAAACAACTCGTATTAGATCCTCGTCTCCAAGCTACATCTAACATTAGATTTGGTGTCTATAAGGGTGCCCAAAATGTCACTAGTGCTAAATATACTGCTAATTCTAACACATCTTCGTCCGCTGTTTGGAACATTGCGGTCCCCTCCCAAACAACTATGATTGATACACACGTCCTTCTTCATTCCAAGCTTAAAATCACATTTAGTGAAGCAATTAATTCTACAAAAGTAGCTTCTGCTGCGTTTCCAGCTCATCAGTGGATGACCAACGTCTCAGCGACAATTAATTCAAATCAAGTATCTGTAAATATGAATGATTGCCTAGAACCTATTATTAGATCTCTACCTAAAGAACAATTATTTAACTTTGAAGGCACGTGTCCAGTTATGGCTGATGCTTATCCAGAATACACTAATGGACAAGCAGGCTATTTAAATAATCCTCTTTTAGGTTATCAAGCATCAGGAATGGAAAATTATATTCATCCTAATGGTGCACATCCTCTTATTGTTGATGATGAAGATAATGAAATATTATATTTAGAAACGGTTGAACCTCTCTTATTTTCCCCTTTTACATTTGGAAGAGCTGAATCTTGTGAATCTGCACTTTATGGTGTTACTAATATGAGTTTTAACTTTAATTTAGGTAACGTTAATAGAGTTATAAGAGTTACATCTGAAGAATTAGGCGCTAAAACATTTACTATTGAATGGGCTGAGGCTCCGGAACTTCAATTCTTTTTCCTCACCCCCTCTCCCAGTGTAGCTAAGAGATTAAATAGTTTAAATAATCATAAATATTACACATTATCTCGCGTTATTACTAATGGTGTTGCAGTGTCTGAAGGCGTTGATTTTAACCCCGGGGTTGCTACAATTACATCAACTACAGTTCAACTTAATTCTATTCCCGATAAGTTATTTATTTTTACTAAATTAAAAAATCAAAATGCATCAAAGGGTGATTCACATCTCACTATATCTAATATTTCTCTTAATTGGAATAATCAAAGCGGGCTACTTGCTAACTTTTCTCCCCAACAATTATACCAGTGCTCACGAGAAGCTGGTATTCAACAGTCTTGGTTAGATTGGTCAGGTGTTGCAAGAGGTATAGACGGTGATGCAGTACGAACTGCTGGTGGTATTCTTGTTCTCGATTTTTCTAAACATATTGCCCTTCAAGAAGACTATCTAGCACCTAATAGTTTAGGCAACTATAATTTACAAATGAATGTTCAAGTAAAAAATTATGGTAGTGCGCTTTTAGGTAGTGCTTATGATCTCTATATTATTGCTATGACTTCAGGTGTGCTTTCACTCGATAAGGGAACCGCTGCGGTTTATACTAGTCTTCTCAGTGCTGAAGATGTCCTTAGTACTGCCGATATGGAACCAATGTATAAACCAGATGTTGATAGGTTCATTGGTGGTTCTATCTTCGATAACATTAGATCCGCTCTTCCTAAAATGCTACCCGTAGCTCGTCAAGTATTAGAGATGGTGCCTAATCAATATGCTCAAGCCGCGGCTGCTGGATTAAAAACTTTAGGTTATGCTAAAATGGGAATGCAACATAGAGTTAAGTAAAATAATATTTTAATAATATAAATATAATAATATCTCTTATTATTATATATATAATGTTGAATACTCAATACGGTCGAGAAGTAGCGAATAAATTAAATAAAAATACTGAAGAAATGATTAGGAATATGAGAAAGAATAACTATTACCCCCAACCTTATGGTATTAATTATGATGACGCAAAAAATAAATTAGAATCATTAGTAGGTGTTGGTGGTGATAAACCTTCAGAATTTCAATTTAAATTTTTAGATAATTATGAAGATGAAGTTAAAAAATATTCTCAGGTTGTAATGGCTACATCTGGCGATCAAATTAGTAGCTATACGCCCGCTGAATTATATAAAGGTTTTGGTTTAAAGAAACGATATTCTAGACGGGGAAGAGGTCTTAGTGCTGGTGGTTTAAGTGCTGGAGTTAAAGAACAAGAAGATAAAGAATCACTACAACCATTTTTAAATAAAGACGCTTTAGTAACTGGTGCTAATCCTTTTGGTGATACTGCGTTTGATTTAGGAGAAGAAAAAATGAAAACTCAGATTAAAGTTAATAGAAAACGAAAAAGTAAAACTGGAGAAGGTCTAAGTGCTGGTGGAATGTCTGCTGGTGGTTTATCTGCTGGTGGTTTATCTGCTGGTGGTTTATCTGCCGGTGGTTTATCTGCTGGTGTTAAAAGAGGAAGAAAGAAGAAAACTACAGAACCAAAACAAATGAAAAATAGAGTTAAAAAAGCCAAAGAAGTAAAAGAAATGATTAAGGAGGTATTAGGTGGAGCTAATCTTATAGATCAGAATATACTACCCGGGAAACAAATGGGAGAGGGGAAACCAAAATCTAAAAAAACTAAAGGTAAAGTACCCGCACATTTAAATAAATGGTTAGATCACGTTAAAAAGGTTAAATCAGAAAATCCCGGGGTTAGATATAAAGAAGTTTTGGTTCTAGCTAAAAAAAATTTTAAGTAATAGACTTTTTAATATAATATATTAATTAAATAAAATCTAATTAATATATATATATGTCGCGTAAATCAGAGATTGAAAGATTTTTAAATTATGAGAAAAACTATAACGAACAAATTTTTAGGAATGCGTTAGACGCTGCTAGAATATACGATACAGAAAAAGCACCTAGAGAAGATAGGGATTTATTAAGTGAATCTCAATTTCAGACTAAAGTAGAAGAACTACTAAGTCTTTTAGAACGTAAAATTAATATAGGCGCTGATATTATTGATAATAAAACGGTTAGTTCAAAAGAACGAAATCTATTTTTAGAAAATATACCAATTATTAGAACTTGGAATGATTTAGTTAATACATATAATAATATACCTAGCTTATCATCTCGTGGTGTTCTCGAATCATCTATCCAAACTTTAGGCCAACCATTAGAAATTCTGATGGAATTATACGAACAGACTATTGATGATCTTAGAATGATTGATAAATATGATGAGCGTTTAAATATTGGATTAGGATTTATTAATGAAATATTATATCAAATTAGAAATAAGTTTTATAAAGTATTCGATAAAAATCTACTTATTATAAGTGGTAGACGTTTTAGTTTAGAACCAGAATCAGAACTTATTGAAGATATTAGTGATTCAATAAGCACTACAAGTAGTTCTACACGAACTAGGGTTAGTGATATTCCAGGAGAGGGAGGTGTTCCAGCAGAGGGAGCTGTTCCAGAAGGACAAGACATACAAGCTATAGGTGTTATACCAATTAGTAGAGTTCCAGGACCTAGTATTTTAGAACCAGGACAGCCTGTAGATCCTAGATTTGAATCTATTTTAAATTATATTGATAATAATCGGAATAAAGTAGCAGTAGATAAATCAGGAAGATATGTGGATGCTTTTAATAAACCATATCATACAGTTGTTAAAAATGCTATTATAGCATATGCACGAGATAATTTTACAGATTATATAAAGTTAGGACAAGATATGAGAGCAGATAATATTCCTAGTAGAATTGTAGAATTATCACCAGGTAGAAGTGGTATTTATTTAAATAATCTATTAGATCCTTCTAAAAAAATACCAAAATTAAGTGAGTCTACTAGCGCATCATCATTTGATGAATTAATAGAGACTTGGGATTGGTTACAAACTTATAGCCAACCATCCCCCGCATCAAGTAGTGGTTTTACGGGAAGAATAGAAAGAGTAGGAGAGGCTGAAGGAGAGAGTGGAAGTCAAGCTCAAGAAGTTGTCGCCAAGCCAAAAACAGGTGAGGGAATGCGATACAGAAGACCAAAAATAGTAGATAATTATATGGTTCGTGATTTACCAAAACAATTTACATTCACCCCCCTTAGGATATTCCACGATGATGTCTTCTAAATAATTACTTAATAATTATTATAATATAATTATTAGATAATTACTATATAAATATTACTAGATAATTACTAAGTAAATATTATAATATAATTAAATAGTAAAAATAACGTTATTTTTACTAAGTAAATAGCACTAGATAATTATTAAGTAATTATCTTAAGTTAATTACATGTAAACCATTATTATTTATTTTCAGTATTAAATTTTAATATAAATATTAAGTAATTATCTTAAGTTAATTACATGTAAACCATTATTTATGTATTTTTTCAGTATTAAATTTTAATATATTATTTTTATCAAATTCAAAATAAAAAATAAATTTAACCGGTCTATTATATATAAAATATTTTTTCATTAATATAGTATATATATTTTTCTAATTAATTATATATGCCATATGAAATAGTTAAAAGCACTATTAAAGGTGAATCTGGTTATCGTGTTCGAAAAGTTGGAACGCGCGAATATTTTTCAAAATATCCTTTATCATTAGAAAAAGCTAAAGCGCAAATAATTGCGATAAGAATATCAGAAAGTAAAAAATAATTATTTATTAATACTAATATCTTTTAGATCTACTGTTTTATTTTCATTTTGTGGTGAGTTTGTCTGTAATTCTATTTCAGAGTTACAACATTTAGATTTTTTAACTTTATTAAACATTCTTTCTATAATAAGTAATACATTAATTATAACACTAGCAATAAGTAGATTAGTTTCTTGATCCATATATTATATATTATATATTTATTTATATAACCTCAAAATTTGGTTTAACATAATACGCCCAAGCTAAAAGAGATAACCAACGACGATAAGTAGGTTTGATATTATACGCGCCTAAAGTTCTAGCTATAAAAGAATTTCTTTTCTTTTCCCAAAATTCATTTAATATAGGATTATTTTTATAATACGTTAGAAAACCTTTATTAGATCGTGCAACTTTTGAAACGCCCAATTGTTCCATAATTGGAATAAATGGTTTAATACTAGAATAAGGTATTAATTGATAAGACATTATAATAATTTATATAATTATTATAATATTTATTTATTTTCTAAAGCATTAACACGATTTACTAATGATATTACTAATGATTCTAAATTATTAATTCTTTCTTTTTGTGATTCTATAATTTTATATAATTCTTGAATTGCTCCGACTGCCTCGGTAAATATTAATTCTTTTTGAACTATCTTAAAGTCGTCAAAATGTTCTATAGTCTCATATGTCCCGTCACGATTTGATTTTTGTATTGAGAATGGTATAGTTTTAACGGCATTTGGTATAACTTGTTCTACTTGTTGTGCTATAAAACCGTAGTTTGACGTATCATCTTTATTACAATATTTGACAAAATTCTCTGTATAATCGTAGTGTTTAACTTGTAATGCTAAAATATGATTTAGATTATCTTCTGTATTAGCATCTACTATATTCTCTTTAATACGTCGGTCAGAAGGCACAGGTACATTGTTAGCGAGAACATTACCATTCACGTGTAATTTTTGAGTAGGAGTTATATCGATACCAACATTACCTACGGGGTCTAATATAAAATTGCCTGACGAATCATTAAAGAAAAAGTTAGAACTACCTCCAAAATTACGCATTTCAATTACTGAAGCACTATCTCCGGCACTTAAAGCATCTATTCTGAATCTTCCTACAATTTGTAATCTATTCGTAGGAGTAGTCGTTCCAATACCAACATTGCCGTCTCGTTGTAAAGTCATAACCGAAGTTATAAAATTACCCGAATTATTATATGAATAATATTGTAATGTATTGCCACCATTTCCTACACCTGTTTCATCCTCATTAATTCCAATATTCCATTTAGAAAAGTTTTTAGTATAAAATCCTAAAAATCTTTGTCCGTCTGTAGCAATAGATGTTGGTTTATTCATAATTATAGCTCCTAATGGAGTTAATGCGGCATTAATTTCAAATTTAGTGTTAGGCGTTGTTGTTCCAATACCTACATTACCATTTGATAATATTGAAAATCTACTACTATTTCCCGTATTTACTGTAAATGAACCACTGCCCGCTATATCTATAACACCGCCTTCAGCATTTAATGTAGATATTCTCATATCATAATCGTCACTGAATGGTCTTTTAAGGTCGATTAATGCCCCTGTATCGCCACCAATCTCTAAACGTCCTGTAGCCGTTCCTCCATTTATAGCAACTTGTGCGTTTGTAGCAGTTAATTCCAATAATGCTTGTGGATTAGTAGTTCCAATACCTACATTACCATTAGAAGTAATTGTTAAAGCAGGTTGATTATTATTATTTACGTGGAAGTTCATATTATTTGTATTATTCTCGTAATGAATCCTACCTCTATTAGCTGTAGTAGAATCTCCAAAGTGAATCCTAGATTGTTGAGATGCTCCTGATTCTAAATGTAATGTAGTATTACCTCCACCTGAGACTAGTGTTAAACCTCCATCGTCCATTAATGCTACCTCTTGATTATTTGCTTGGAATCGTATGTTAGACTCGGGGGCATTATTAGCATAAATATATAAAGCCGTAGTATCAGTAGCGTCAAACTTCATACCATTGTTTAATGGTGCTACTGATGGGTCGCTAGTTATTTTAAAGTTTGTCGCGTTAACACTATCAAATGCGCCGGTTGTGCCTTCTAAACTACCAGTTAAAGTACCCCCTGATAATGGTAGATATGGTAAACTTAAATTATTATAAGTAGTAGCAGTAATACTATCGATTACAATACTAGAATCTTTAGTATAGAATTGTAAAGTATTACTCTCTATATTACTTAATACTCTTTTAGTGACATATGATTCGTTAATATATACTTTAGATTCCCAAAACTCACCAGTAGGTAATCCTGTAACACTATATAACGGATCCCATGCAAAGCCACCAAACTCGTTAGTAAATCCAAGAACTCTGTATTGATTTGATAATGAATCATAATCTAATAAAAAGTAAGGAAGTTGTGTAAGTGGAACTACTTGACCGTATAAATAATCATAAGCAGAATTGGTAATAGTGTAATATGATGTCGCGCTTACAAAATTGCCGTTAATATCATAAATAGCACCCCTAATACCTGTTTGTAAATTATCCCATTCTAAACAAATAATAGACCAATTGCCGGTTGGATCGCCGTTAATATCGTACGCTTGAACCGGGATAACTGAATGAACTACGCCCGTATATGCATTAGTCTGTGTTCCGGTTGGTTTTATATCTTTAATGTATGTTGTATTCATAAGATTAGATCCGACTTGAGATTCTAAGAAAGTATCAAAAGTAGATCCCCCACCACTAGGCACTATAGAGTTAATAGCATCATTTAATGCTTTAGAAGTAGGCGCAGTGGTTTGACTTGTTGATGTGTAATCATTAGTAAGTTGAACTATACCTGCTACACTAGTAGATGCTGTAGGTAAGTTTGAATAAGTATTAGCGTATAGAGTACTAGATACAGTTAAAGCTCCTGTCATTGTATCGCCTGTTTTTGATACTTTACCAGATGCTAGAGTGTTAGCAGTATTAGCTAGGTCATAAGCTTGCTTTACTGCGTTTGCTGTTGATGCCTGAGTCGTTGAGGTTGAATTAACTGTGTCATTTAACTGAACTATACCTGATATACTCGTTGATGATTGCGGAAGGTTAGAATATGTATTAGCGTATAGAGTACTAGATACAGTTAAAGCTCCTGTCATTGTATCGCCTGTTTTTGATACTTTACCAGATGCTAGAGTGTTAGCAGTATTAGCTAGATCATATGCTTGCTTTACTGCGTTTGCTGTTGATGCCTGAGTCGTTGAGGTTGAATTAACTGTGTCATTTAACTGAACTATTCCAGATATACTCGTTGATGATTGTGGAAGGTTGGAATAAGTATTAGCGTATAAAGTGCTAGATACTGTTAAAGCTCCTGTCATTGTATCGCCTGTTTTTGATACTTTACCAGATGCTAGAGTGTTAGCGGTATTAGCTAAGTCATAAGCTTGCTTTACTGCATTAGCTGTTCCGGCTTGAGTTGTTGAGGTAGAGTTAATAGTATCGTTTAACTGAACTATACCTGATATACTCGTTGATGATTGCGGAAGGTTAGAATATGTATTAGCGTATAGAGTACTAGATACAGTTAAAGCTCCTGTCATAGTGTCGCCTGTTTTTGATACTTTACCAGATGCTAGAGTGTTAGCAGTATTAGCTAGGTCATAAGCTTGCTTTACTGCATTAGCTGTTCCGGCTTGTGTTGTTGATGTAGAGTTAATAGTATCATTTAATTGGACTATACCTGAAATAGATGTTGACGCACTAGGCAGATTAGAATAAGTATTAGCGTATAGAGTACTAGATACAGTTAAAGCACCTGTCATTGTATCGCCTGTTTTTAAAACATAATTACTTAAGTTAATAGCATCTACTCTATTCTGTAATAATAAAAGTTTATTTTCATCGCTATTAAACTCTGTAGGAATTGATGGAAGATTTAAGGCGGATATATTAGTATTAGAGAATAAAACCGGGTTATATCCTGCTGTTGTATAAGCACTAGCTCCTGCCGTTGTAATACCTACTTGAACTCCTGTAGCATTCGCAGCGAGACCCCATCCTGCCCTATAGAATTGATCTATAGTAGCTACATTATTAAAAGCATATACTGGTAGTGAAGAAGAACGACCTACAACTGATACATCTAATGATAAACAACCTTTACCACCAAAAGGACTAGTAGTATGTCTGTTAGTAAATGTATTATTTAAAATAAAAACATCCTTAATAGTGTTATAAACATTTACTGTTGAACCTCCGAATAAGACAACAAAAGCGTTAGATTCATTCATTACATTATCTTTAATAATATAAGTTAAACCATCAGTTATTCCCCTAAATGATTCAACATTTACAAATTGAATACATACACCGGTTGAAGTATTACCTATTATATTAATAGTTCCTGTTTTAATATCATTTACGGAAGTCTCAAGAATATGAATAAGTCTATTAGCTGTATCAATAGTTTGATTAAATGTATTTTTATAAACAAAACAATTACCAACAGAACGATAAATAGATATAGCACGTCTTGTTGATGCTGTTCCTTGTGTTTCAAATAAACAATTACTAACAATTCCATTACGTGATCGTAAAACAATACCGAATTTATTATAGACTATACGACATCTATTTACTATAGGATTATTAACAACATCACCTGAAGAATTAGAAAAGTTAAGGGCGAAATTATCACTAATACTAGAAGTAAAACTAATAGTTAAGTTACTAAACATTACATAATCTGCTTGAACATTTAATAAAAATGTTAAGTTAGTTACTGCTGGCGTATTTCTAATAATACATGTATCGCGGTTTTCTCCAAATATTACTACTTGTTTAGTAATAGTTAATGTCGTAGATATATCTATATTAGTATTTGATAGAATTCTTAAAATATGACCATCCCTGACATTTGAGGATGCTAAGGCCGTCTGTAAATCTGAAAAATCACCACCTGTTCCTATTGTCCAGTTCCAATTCTGAGGGACTTGAATTTCGTTAGCTCTACTTAGGGGCTGTAACTGTTGTTCTATTTGTTGATTAACAAAAGTAGAATAATTAGCTAGAGTTTTACTACTTGGCGCGGTTGTTGTTGAAGTGCTAGTATAATCATTTGAAAGTTGAACCACCCCTACTGATGTTTCGCTAGATAGTGGTAGATTTTGATAAGTATCTGCATATAATGTGCTCGATACTGTTAAAGCTCCTGTCATTGTATCTCCTGTTTTATTTACTTTATTTGATACTGAGCTATTAGCTGTATTTGCTAGATCATATGCTTGCTTTACTGCATTTGCTGTTCCTGCTTGAGTTGTTGAGGTTGAATTAACACTATCATTTAATTGGACTATACCAGATATAGAGGTTGACGCATTAGGTAAGTTAGAGTAGCTATCGGCTGATATATTACCATGTACTAATAATCCGTTTTGACTTAATTCGCTTTTAACTATTCCGTCAATTCTATTAATTATTTTATAATCCGGCCCTTCATCATTATAGATTAATAGATTGCCAGAATTATCGCTAGTAACTTTCATATTTAATAAAGTATTATCGCTTAACTTAAATTTATATTCATTTGATAAAATTGAGTTAGTATCAATATCATCTGTTGTAATATTGCTATCTTTTGAATACCATATTAAAGAAGCTAATGTAGGATTACTTAAAATTCGATTAGGTAAAAATGGTTCATTAATATAAACAATTTCTTCGAATTCACCACTAGGATTTCCCGCTATTGTATCTAAAATAAATGTTTCGGTTGTTATATCAAATCTTAAAGCCCTATATTGATTTAATGCGCTATCATAGTCTAGTAAGAATGATAAGTTAGATATCTTAACATTACCATAGCTTGAACTAAAAGCCGAACTTACGGGGGTATAAAATGTGCCTGTTGAAACTAAAGTTCCTAGTTCATTATAAACACGTCCAGCTACATGTGTTTTAGTTAATAGATCATTATAAACTAAACAAATAATTCTATATTCATTATTTGGTAACTGGGCATAATAAACAGATCTAACGATACCATCTTGTTGAACTAAACGATTACCAATAGGGACAAATTTATTTGTATAAATATTATTTTGAATTGTAGCCCCGTCATAGCATTCAAGTCTAGAAAGAGCTTGACCTATAACTATTTGTGTATCTACATTAAGTGTATTTGCGTTAATTGAATCAAAATTTCCATCTGTTGCATTAAGTGTTTGGACATTAGCTGTATCGGCATTTAATGTTTCTGTATTAACTTCGATCTGTAGATTTCTTAAAAAATTATTAAAGTTTTGCGCTGTGTTAAAGCTACTAGTTGTCATATATATTATATTATATTATATTTTTTATTTTTATTCGTTAAATTAAAAATATATAAATAATTTCTAAGTAATTATATATGTCTAATAAGTTTATTAATAATTTAGAACAGAAACTACGAGATAAAAATCTAACTAAATCTTCTATTGATTACTATATTAAAAATTTAGAAAGATTAAACGAAGGACCACTTAAAAATTTAAAATTTTTAGATAATTTTGATAATATAATGGATAAGATTAATAAATATAAAGATACTACTAAACGATCTTATTTAATATCTATTGTTTCTATTTTAGGAACTTATAGTAAACCAAAGCTTATTAAAAAATATCAAGATGAAATGTATAAACAACATAATCTAATTAAAGAAGCTAATAAAGATAATAGTAAAACCGATACACAAAAAGATAACTGGATGGAATGGGAGAAAGTAAAAGAAATTAAGGATAATCTTAAAAATGATATTTCAAAGTTTTTGAATAAAAAGAAAATTAATGAAGATCAATATAAGATATTATTAAATTATTTTGTGTTATCATTATACATTGACATACCCCCTAGACGTAATAAAGATTATTTAGAAATGTATGTAGTTAAAAATAAAGAACAGACTGAAGATAAATCTAAGAATTATTATGTTATTGATGATAAAGAAATGATATTTAATACTTATAAAACTAGTAAGAAGGAAGAACAGCTAGTTATTAAAGTTGAGGATGAATTATTAAATAGTTTTAATGTTTATCTCAAATATCATCCATTAAATAAACAAAATGAGTATCCACTTTTAGTAAACTATAAAGGCGAACATTTGAATAAGATTAATAGTATTACTAGATTACTAAATAATATATTTAAAAAGAATATTAGCTCAAGTATGTTAAGGCATATTAGAGATACTGAAAAATACGGGAAAGTATTACAAGATATGAAAGAAGACGCTAAACTAATGAGTCATACTGTAGAGACTAAATTAGAAAATTATATTAAAGTTTAATATAATAAAAAATCTAAACTGATATAATATACTTATATGAGTTTAAATTTAGAAAATATAGGGAAACCGTTAGCTCGTATTGTTGGTGGTAAATATAATAATAAAGTTGTTAGTGTTTATGATAAAAAAGATGATGAAATTAAAGAAATGCAATACATCAAATTAAAAGATGATGAATATTTTCAAATAATTCCTGGATATGGTGGTGAACGTGATTGTTTATATATTTGTGGTGCGTCTGGAAGTGGTAAATCAACCTTTGCTTCTAAATTTATTAAAGATTATATTAAACAAAAAAAGAAGAAAAAGGAAGAACCTAATATTTATTTATTTTCGGCAAAAAATGAGGATGAGGCATTAGATGATCTAGTTCAAAGAGTTGATATTAATGATGATTTAATAGAAAATCCTATAACTATAGAGGAAACTAGTAATTGCTTATTAGTGTATGATGATATAGATGTAATTAATAATAAGAAACTAAAAGAGGCAGTGTGGGATTCTCTTAACAATAGTTTACAGATTGGAAGGTCTTATAATGTATCAGTTATTATTACTAACCATTTACCAACTATGGGAAAACAAACTGGGATTGTGTTGTTTGAATGTCATTCGGTTACATTCTTTCCTAATGATCTTAATAGAAAGTTAAGATATATGTTAGAAAGTTATTGTGGATTATCTCAACAAGATATCGATAAGCTGAAGAAGATAAGGTCGCGCTCAATAACAATATTTAGACATTATCCTAAAGTAGTTATGAGTGAAAAGCTTATATTTATGCTTAACGATATAGATAGCCTTTATAAAAAGGGGATATTAGAGTAATTAAAATGAATAAACGGAGGGTTTATTATATATTTATTATATAATTATTATATAAATGAATAAACGGAGGGTTAATGAATGGCCGGAGGGTTATACGGAGGGTTTATACCTATAAAAATGAATAAACGGAGGGTTTGGAGGGTCCGGAGGGTTTTTTTGAACTTATAAATATTTCAAGACATTTTTTATGTGTGAAATTAACTTTGTTAAAATCTACCGAGTTTTTTTCCCCTATCAACTCTCCAACTCTCCGCTTATTCAATTTTCCGGAGGGTTTATTATATTATAAATATTTGTTATTAATTTTTATAATGTAAAAATAATTTCTAAAAAATACATTTTAAAAAAATATAGATTTAAAAAAATATCTAGTAATATATATAATATAAAAATGTCTTCTCAAAAGTACGCTGACAAAGTAATCTCATTTTTAAATGAACGCCGAGTAACTGATCCAATGATGAAACCAACACATTTAGCTTATGGAAAGATATTCAGTGGTAAATTTATTATCAAAGAAGAAGAGTATAATGAATTTATGAAGCTATACATCAAGGCAATTGAAAAAAAATATAACGATTTTTCTATTTTAGAAACTCAAAAAGAATATGCTCCTATTATTATTGATATTGATTTAGAAAAAGAAATCAATGATACAAATGACCGTCTTTATGACACTACAATGATTGAAATAGTTGTAAAGAAATATGTTGAGGCCATTAATCAATATCTTGATGTTCATAATGATTGTCTAAATGTATCACTTTTTGAAAAACCACAAGGAACAAAAAAAGAGAAAATTATTAAAGATGGTTTTCATTTATTATTTCCAGGAATTTGTGCCAAAACTGAAATTAGACATATGATTCGTCAATATGTTGTTAATTCTTGCGAAAAAGATAAAACATTTAATGGTTTCATTTATGGTGCTGACAAAATAATTGATAAGGCTGTTGTATCAACTAATGGATGGTTCCTACATGGTTCACGCAAGCCAGATGCATACCCATATACTCTTACTAAAATGTATAATACAGATTTTCAGATTCTTTATGACCATAACCAGAAAAAGTTATACGATCCAGAAACAGGCGAAGTTGAAGAACACGAAAACGATAACGGATCATTAATTAAGTTTTTCTCGATTCAACAAAAATGTTACAGAGAGAAGAAAGCAACGCCAATAAAAGAAACTGTTGAAATTGATATTCAAAAGAAATCAGAACAACTAGAAGAACCAATCAAAAATACTGATAAAAGAGAACAGCTTAAATCAGATATTAAAAATTTATTAAAACTTTTAAGTTTAGAACGTGCTACAGATTATGAAAAATGGAGAAATATTGGTTTTGTGATTAATAATTGTTTAGGGAAAGATGGTTTTGATTTATTTGATGAATTTTCTCAAAGTGTCGCCAACAAATATAATAAACAACAAGTTAAAGACTTTTATTTTAAAATTCAAAAGAAAGAATGTGGAGGATTAAAAATTGGTTCACTACATCAATGGGCAAAAGAGGATAATGAAGAAGAATATAAAAAAATATTTGTGAACAAAAGTAAGCAAGAAGATGCTGAAGAATATAATAAAGAGCAATACGAAAAAACAAAAACAGAGTTTGAGCTTAAACATTTTAAAATTAAAAATCCTATTTGTTATGTTGAAATGAATGATCAAAATAATTTAATTGTAAGAAAAAAGAGAGATTTTAAGGATGTTTATGAAAATTTACTTTATAACAAAATTGTTAACTTTGAAAAAGGACTAGAAAAGGTATCTTTTATTAATGAATGGTTTAGAGATGAAAAAATCAGAACTTATGATTCATTTGATTTTAGACCAAAAGAAGAGACACCAGCATCTATTTATAATACCTTCAAAGGCTATTTAGCAGAATCAAAAGAACTTTTTAATATTGATGTTAAGCAGTCATTAATCTATAATCATTTATTTAATCTTTGTGGACGTGATGAAAAAATAATGGATTATACATTAAATTGTTTAGCTAATATTATCCAACAACCATACAAAAAGACAAACACATCATTAATTTTAAGATCTGTTGAAGGATGCGGTAAAGATACCTTTTTTAATTGGTTTGGAGAAAAAATTTTAGGTAGTGAATATTATCTTAATGATAGCAATACTGATTTAATTTTTGGTAAATTTAATTCTAGTTTAGAACATAAAATTTTAGTTGTTCTTAATGAAACATCAGCAAAGGACACAACACCAATCATCACCAAATTATATGATGCAATCACAAAGAAAACAAATAAAATTGAGAAAAAAGGGATGGATCCTTTTGAAGAACAAAATAATGTATTCTTTGTTTTTCTAACTAATTCAAAAAATCCTTTACCTCTTCCTCCCGGACAAAGACGGTTTTGTGCTTTTGAATGTTATTCAGAAATTGCAAATGATTATGATTATTTCACGAAATTATATAAGGAAATTGAACATGGAAAGGTTGATAAGGCTTTCTACGATTTCTTAGCAAAAAGAGATATTTCTAAAATTGACTTTACTAATTCACGCCCAGAAACACAGTTTCAAAAAGATATTATTTCTCATAATATCCCTATTTTTGCTAAGTGGCTTAATGTCTTAGTTGATGACTCAAACACACAGACCAAATATGATGCCTCTACATTTTTTAATATGTTTACAGTTTGGAAGCAAGAACAAGAATTAGGTAATATTCAAATCTCGTCAACCAAATTTGGTTTAGAAATGAAAGAATATAAGGGAATTGAAAAAGGAAAGAGTTCTAATGGCACTATTGTTTATACAATTAACACCAGTCAACTAAAGGAATACTTAATCAAAAAGAAATATTATGAAGATCTTCCTATTTTTATTGATTAATTGATAAATAACTTTTTAAAAATTATATAAAAAATATTTTTTAAAAACTTAATTACTCGTTATAAGTTCTACATCTTTTACTTCGTTTATGTTTTTCAAGATATAAATTAAGAACTTTTGCATTACATATATCACAAACTACTTTTCCCCCTTTTGTATCATTTTTATAAGTATTATAGTATTTTTTATGATCATATTTTTTATCATCATATTCATATACTTTAATATTACCGTTTTTATCAATAGTTTTAACCAACATTATAATATATAATACTAGATATTTTTTAAATGTTTTATATTAAAAAACCTATTATTCTTAAGATATAGTGTATAGTATACATTAAATAATATAATAATAGCATATTATATTATTAAATATAGAAATCAAATTCTTTGTAATCTTCTTAATTTTCCGCCTTTTTTATTAACTACATTAATAGAAACATATAATAAAGCCGATATTGAAGCTCCTACTTTAAATTTAACATTATCTAAAACTGTCATCTGTCCTGGTTCTATATCTTCTAATAAGAATGTAGCAATATCTCTATCTTTAGTATCATCATCATCTTTATAATAATCTTTAATATATTTATATTCATTATTACTAATCTTTTTATCTAATATATCTTCTATCTTATTTTTTGAAATTGAACTAATAAATTTAGACCAATCTACAATATCTCCGGCATTTTTCAAGCTATCATATAATGGCGGACTTATAAAAAATAATAAAATTTCAAACTTATTAACTTTAGATTGTGATATTAATTCTTGACATTTTATAAGGAAATTATAAAAGTATTTTTTGTCATTATTTATTGTAAATGGTGGATTACAAAAAACTAACCCGAAATTTTCATTTTTTGCATATTTCAAAAAATCTTTATTATAAAATGTAATATTAGGATACATATTTTTAGGATATAAGAATAAAAGAATATCATAGAAATCCTTATTAAATTCGTAAGCTATAATTTTAGCTTTAGGGTTAACTTTTAATATTTCGTGTATTACGTGACCTAATCCACATGTAGGCTCTAAAATATTATTTTCTTCGTCTTTAGCATATTCCAAGAAATCTTTTAAAAATTCTTTAGGTGTAGGCACAAAATCAAAACCTTTATTTGCTTCAAATAATTTTCTAATTAAATCATATTTATCAGTTACCAAATTAATTTTAGATAGTTCTTTAATTAAATAATCACTATTTCTTTTACTCGGTGACTGTAAAAATCGATTAATATTAGTATAGAATATCTCTCGATCATCTTGAAGCTTTTTTAATATTTCATTATTTTTATCTTCTTTAACTTCTTCTTTTTTAGGTTGTTCTACTTTAGTTTCTTTTTTAGGTTGTTCTACTTTAGATTTTTCTTTTTTATTTGGTTCTATTTCAGGCTTAATAGGTGTTATATTTTGAAATGCCTTTAATTCTTGCTCTTTAATATTAATAAATCTTTCAATATCCTTAATATATCTATTATCAAAAGGCATAATATCTATTGCATCTTTTAAATCTTCTAGTCTATCATTATAACCACTTTGACTAATATAATTTTCTTTTCTTAATATATCTAATCGTGCTTTATATTGATTATATAAAACATCATCATTGTTTTTAGATTCTTCAATAGGTTTAACTGCTTTCTTTTCGATAGGTTTAACAACTTTCTTTTCAATAGGTTTAACAACTTTTTTTTCAATAGGTTTAACTGCTTTCTTTTCAATAGGTTTAATTATTTTCTCTTCGACAACTTTATCTTCTTCAGGTTTAACTGATATATTACTTTTATACTCATCATATTTCTTACTTAACTGATTTATAATACTATCTCGTCTATAATCTTGTTTATCTATTCTACCCTTAAAAACATAAGTAATACCTCTCGTATAATCTATTTTACTTTTTAAAACTTTCAATTCTGCATCATCATTATTTTTTTTATATAAATCTAAACCACTTTTAAGACTATCATTTAAATCTTTGAATTCATCTTTATTAATTAACTTATCATCTTTTAATTTTTTGATATCATTTTTCAGCCTATCTCTTATTTTTGTAATTTCGTCATTATCTTTACGTTTTCCTTTTAATTCGTTTTTTAAAACAGATACAGAAGGCGTTTTAATATCATCATCAGCTATTATAGTTATAGATTTCTTTTTATTTCTAGTTGATAAGTTAGCTTTAGCAGTGATTGCAGGTCCCTCTTTAATTAATCCTGTAGGTGTTTCATACTCTAACTTTATAGGAACTCTTAATATAATATTTCCCCATTGTATTTTTGATGACATATATATAATATAATATAGATTATTTTTTCTTAAATTCTGGTAAATTTTGAGATCCTTTAATTTTTTGTTTTAGTTTAATCTGTTGTTTTAATTGGTTCTTATCTATTTCATCAACTGTTAAAGGTGTATCTTTTGTTATTCTTTTAGTTGGTCTATATACTGGGTATTCTTTATTACCTATATCTTTCCATTCTTCGTCAAACCATCTTTTGAGTGGTTTATTATTTTTAGAATCTTCATAAGTTCCGCCTAATGCTTTATAATATTGAACCAATAAACCTGAGTAGTAGGCATTCCA